AATCAGGAAATAATTCTACTTCAAAATAACCAAGGCTATCAGAATATACCTCTTCAATTGTTTGATAAATATCTTTCCAAGGAAGTATTGTAATAATTTCTTTTTTCTTTTTATTTAGAATTACTTTTACCACATTATCATTTGGTAGATGAACATAAGCCATTGATCTTGATTCAGTTAAACGTTTTATAAATTGAATATTTTCTGGATGCTGAATTGCTTTTACAATGTCTTTCTTACAAGCTATATCAGGATGAACTCTTTCAAAGAACCTTTGATTTGCATGATAGTTTTTAAATAGATTCATTTATTATTCCTTTCTTTTATTATTTTCAGAACACATGAGGAGGAACAAAAACGGTTCTTGAATATTCTTTTTTAAGATCACACTTTTTTCCATTTAAAGGTGGATATTCAATACAACACCTAGCACCAATACCAAATAAACTACGTTTAATATATTTGTTTTTGCACCATGCTCCACAATCATTAAAAACACAATTTATTTTTCCTATCATTATCATTTACCCCTATAACGATTAAATAATACTCGTTTTAAACTGAAATCAATAAACCTACAACCATAGGTTCCATTCTTTTCTTTTACAGGCTTTATTTTTCCTTTTGTCCATTCAAAGAACTTGTAAAGATTACATATAGAAATCTGAGGATAACAAAATTCTTCAGAACAAAAGTTTATTGTTATATATTCAAATTCAGGATGATTACACCGTTTAATAAAAGCATTGAATATATCAGAATACATAGAAATACACGCTTGTTTATTATTTCTTCTAAAAACTAAAATGGGTTCCCGACCTGAATCATCTGCATCTTTTTGGCTTTGTTCCCAAAATTGAAAAAATTGAGTTTGTTGTTGTTTTGAATCCAAAGAATCCATCAAAGACCAATTGGTTTGTTTAATAATTCCTTTTGTTTTTGTTTTCTTTGCATAGCCTGTTTTCAATTCAATAGAAAAGAAATTAAACAATGGTTGTGCAATGGGTAAATCAGCTTTTAAATCTCCATGATCTTCCTTTTTTGCTTCTTTATTACTTCTTTTTCTATTTGTTGCTCTACCACCACTTCCACTTGTATGCCAAATAGCATCATCAAATTTATCCTGTGTCCACCATAAAGACATTAATTTGCTTATATCACGTTCAAAATTATTTCCTTTTCCCATTTTAAATCTCCATTAAATATTTACATACATGGCTTTATTATTATCTAATATTTTTCTTTCAGGACAAAATTTATCAATTGCTTTGGTTGCTCCTTCTAAACAACCATAATCATCAAAGTACATAATACCATCAGAAACAAGCAGTGGAGTTAAATAAAGTATATATACAGTTTTTAATGCTTTCATATTGGTCACAATCAATATGAGCAAATGCAATTGGTGGAATTTTATCAGGTAATGGCAGAGTATCTGGAAAGAAACCTTTGAATATTTTTGCTTCAGGAATTAGTTCTTTTACTGCTTCCAAGGAACAATCAGCAAAGTCACCAATTAAATGTGAATCAATTCCCGGTGTACTTTCTGGCATTCCTTCAAATGTATCAAACAACCATAATTCATTTCCTCTTTTCTTAGCCAATTGGTTCAAATAAAAGGCTGTACCACCCCTATAAACACCAATTTCAACAAAAATACCCGGTGGAGTTTTCGTTGCTTGTTCAATAAGAAAAGAAACATTTTGTGGAGAAACCAAAGTATGTATATTCATTTTGACCTCGTATGAATTTGACCTTTGTTATAAATAGTCCATTTCAGATTTCTTCGATATTCAAAATTATAAACAAAATCACAAGCTTTTTCTGGTGTTTCATATTTAATAAAAGCAAAATCAGATAACATTCCAATGTTATAAACTTTAAGATTATCTCGTTTTAAAATATTCAATACAGGGATAGAATCAAATGCTTCATGACAATTATATAAAACAAGAATAACTTTGTCAGGGTAATAGGTATTAATCCATAAATTGACTAAATCATCCAACATACAAAATTGATAATCACCAAATCTGCTATTCTTCAGTTTTGTTTTCATAATCCTTTTCCATATAATATTGGTTATCATACATTTTAATTATATCTAAGTCTTCCCTTGTCCTGAATGGTTCTCCCATTTCTTTTTCAATTAATTCACCAATCTCATCCTTTTCAATTCTTTCACCATTAGGAAGAACAATAAAATCTTGTTGATCTAAATTCTGATAATAATGTGAATCATTACCGTCATGAATGGTTAAATCTTCTGCCTTTGCTTTTTCTGAAAATAATGCAATAAAGAAAATAATGGTAATAAAAAATATTACAACTACATCAACAACCATAAGCAATAAGCCTTTTAGAAACGCTTTCATAATTATTCTCCCTTCTCATTTTTCCTCAAAAATTCTTTCTAGAATAGAAATCTGTTTTTCAGAAAGATATTTTCCACCACATTCAGAACGATTTATTTGTCTACCCACTGAATCAATAAATTCCTTTTCCCAATCATTTAAAGTATCATATGAATCCCTAAGAAGTCTTTCAACCATGAATCTATGTACTATCTTTTCCTTTTCAAGTTTTTCACATTCTAACAATAATTCTTCTTTTCTTGCTTTTACTTTAGCTTTATACTCAGGAGTATTTAATTTTTTAAAAGCAACCATTACCCAAACCTCTTTTTTCTATCGGGTTTAATAGCATCCTCAATTTCATGCCAATCTTTTTCTACAGCTTCAACTAATTTATCATATTCTTTTTCATTATTCTCAATCATATTAAGGAATTCATCTCGTTTAAACTTTTCATCATCCCAATCAATATCTTTGACTTTAGGGCCAAACAGATAATCAACCATAGAACCAATATTATCAATTCCATAATCATACAAAATAGGGAATTCTGCTTCTCTAAATCCTTTAGCACATTTATTTCTTTTGAATTTAGCATGAACATGAACACCCAAAACTCTTTCTTGACCTCTGAATGTTTTTTTGATTTGATCTTTAACTCTTAAAAATGGAACTTGATGGGTATAAAAATCTAATGCTTTTCCACCAGTTCTTTTGTATTTTTCACCAAAGCTGACACCAATATTTTCTCTCAATTGGGAAATCATAAAAATAGTTGCATCTTTATTTTGTTGTAAATCACAAACGTTATTAAAGAAACCACCTGAAAAGTATTTGGCTTTTTCTGTTCCATAAGCTGATTCTTCATCTTTATCTTTTTTTACTGATTCTTCATTACGTTTTAATTGTGCAGAAGCAACAGAAGCATCAAGGGAATCCCAAGCATAAAGTAAACATTCCCCATCTTTTAGAGCCATTAACCTCCTTTGAATATCTCTTCCAGCTTCTTCACAAGTCTTTGAAGACAGCCATTCAATAGCATTTACAAAATCTTCACCATACATTTCTTCAATAGGAAAATCCATTACTCCTTCCATATTGTTATAAACCATATATAATTTTTTTACTTTTGGAAAAACATATGATTCTATATTTCCTGTTTTCTGAAATGTATGATAGGCATTTGCAAATGCTTCAAGTGTGAGCATGGTTTTTCCTGAACTACCATCACCAACAGGATTAATAATTCTACCCCTAGCCCAACCGCCTTTCTTACCTTTTTGAGATGCGGCAAGATTAAGCATAATTGAACCAGTATTTAAATAATCAATTCTTTTGTTTTCTTTTTTTACAATATTATCTTTGGTTAGTGTTTTTTTCAAAGAAAGTTTTTCTTTTTTGGATTCGGTACTCTTGTTAGCATTAAGTTTAAGCCTACCCATTTTATTTATTCTCCTTTACCAATCCAAGTTAAGGTTACTTCTTTTTTCCCAAATAATCTAGCCGCTTCAGGATTACCATGCAATATATCAATTCTTCTTTTCCATCTTGAATTCATTCTATCATCAATTTTAAACAAACCATAATTTTCAATAAGAACCATATCTTTAAAAGACAATCCAAAATCAGTTTCTAAATCTTTTGAAATAGCAATTACACCTACTCTTGATGGATTGCCTGAAGCTGTTATTTCTGGATTAGCATCACATTCTTCCTTTCTTGCTGAATAGGCTGTTGCAGTTACCTTTGTTGAATAAATAGGTTTATTTTTTATTGTTGTTCCAAATGCTTTTTCAATAAAATTGGATTGCCTACTATTGTTATAAATAAGTTCACTGTTTTCTTTCATCAAATAATTCATCTCATTGTTTAATTCATTTACTTTATTATAATGCATGATGCCCAACACAATAATAATACCCAATATACAAAACAAATAAATAACACCTTGTAATTTCATTATATTCCTCCATTTCTAAAAATATAGGGTATGGTTTTATTATTACATTATCCATACCCTGTATTATTAAATCAATTAACCAATTTCTTCCATACCCAAATCACCATCAAGTACCTTACTATAAAGATCATCAATGATAGCTTTTACTGCTTCTTCTCTATCATCAATATCTAATGCATCTTCATAATCATTACTCTTGCACCATTTCTTGAATTTGAAATTATTCATTTCTTCAAGTTCTTCCTGCAATTCTTCTAGTTTTTCAACTAATTCATCTTCATCGGGTTTATCTTTTTTGTTTTTCTTTTCTTTTTTACCTTTTGGTTTTTCTTCCTTTTCTTCTTCCTCTTCATCATCAGAAGATTCAGATTTCATGGATTCTTTTATTTCCTTATATTCGGGAATATGAAGAAGTGCTTCAAGAGGATGCTTATATCCATGAATTTCCATTTCCTCTTCAAGAGCAGTAATAACATCATTCAGCATTTCAAGAACTTCATCGGGAATTGGTTCATCTCTCTCAATAAGAGCAAAACCTTTATAATCGGGGAAATCACCCTTATTCTTTTGATGAACTTCAAAATTAACGGTCCTACCTTCTCCATCATCATCAATATCAGAAATATCCAAAGTTGTTTTTGCTTTTTTATCTCTGACAAGAATCTGAATTTCAGAATGAACTTTTTTCTTACCACAATCCCAAATATACAATTGATATTCAGGTTCTTTGTTTTCAGCAATTTCGTCAGTTCTATCCCAAAGGAGATAGAAAATCCTATCAGCGGGATAAAGTGCTTTAATTTCGTCTGAGGGTTTTGTGCCTTTAGGAATTTCTTTATACATTTTTCCTTGTTGCTCACAACGATAACAAGGTTTTCCATTATATCTTTGAGTACAAACATATTGATCATTTGTTGCACCTACACTGAAATGGATACAACATTCATAATGATAAGGAATATCCGCTTCAAAGGATACAGGGAGAATTTCAAAATAATTATCACCTACATGATATTGAAATTCTTTCAATCCCAATTTATTCAAAAGATCAAGGTTATACTTTGATTTTCCACCACCACTGCCTTTAGAACGTTCTTCTCGCTCATTATATGTTTTTTCAAGAATTGATTTATCTCGTTTTTTAAATTTAGACCTAATATCTTTTCCACCAGATTTAGAACCACCAAGTTTCTTTTTGCCTAATTTGTTTTTCAATGCCATTTCATTTTCTCCTAACCTCAGTTAAATAGAGTAATCAAAAGCCCTTTTAATTTTTCCAACAATTTCATCAAACGTTTCTTTTACTTTAACCCTTGGACTGTCATAAAATTCCACAAGACAATAATTACATTCTTCTTTGGAAGTTTCTTCAAAAGATTTAATGTTTTCCAATCTCACACAAGTTTTCTTGTTTGTTTCAAGAACAGTCAAAATAATAAATTTATTTTCCATTAATCCTCCTCTAAATCAATTGATTTCTTTTTCTTTCGTTTTGTTACATAATCAGCAGGGTTGGAGTAATAATTATTAAGCCATAATTCCATAAGAAGTTTAATCATGAATCCCCTTTGTTTTACGTTTTCATGTAATAATTGATATTCATCCTCCTTCTCTTTACAGAAAGCATATTGTGAAAATGCTTTCTTATATTCCTTAGTTGTTTTTACTGCTTTAAATATAACTGTGTCGGTATCTTTACTTAAACCATATTCTTTTGGGTTCTTCCTCATTTGTTGTGATATTTCAAATTCAGCTATTTCCAGTTTATTTTTTGCTTTTAAGGTTGCATCTCTAGCCTTTGGAAGAATCTTACTTATTTTGTCTAAAAGATCAACTTGTTTTGTTGCTTCTTCATCCAATTTAAATTTATCAATTTCAAGATTACTCAGAATAAAACTTAAACTGCTTTCTTCTTTATTACTTTTCCTCTCTTCATTTTCCTCCTCTTTAGGTTTAAGCTTCAATTTTGTCATTTAAATGGTTCCTTTGGATTATATTAACCATTGTTTTTGAAAGAACTAAAGGCCACAATATTGTAGATATAACCATAAGAATAACCATACCAACTAAAATAAAAGGCCATAATAATAGATTTGACTTTTTTAAAGTATCTATGGTTAAAAATAGAACTTGCATCCATGTGATAATAGCTATCAGTAAGTAGATACATAGAGTGTAGTTTTTAAAATATTCAATCATAAATGGTTCCATTATTTATTTCTCCTTTCATTATTTAAATTAATTGGTTGGCATACTTTCCTCTCACGGTATGCCAGCGTGACGCACCCCAAATGAATTAAACAAGGAGGGGAATTTAATTCATTTGTTGAGGAATTTAAAAAGTAAAACGTCTACGGATTGTTTCAGTGGAAGAATCCAATTCATCCTTGATTGCTCCCAATTGTTTATGCACCAGTTTAGTCAAATCCTTATCACTGCTCAAATCTTTAGGAGTTACACCTTTAACAACTTCCTTGGCTTTCTTAATCAATGATTCCAATTCATCATCTTTGAATACGTTTTTATTCTGGAATTCATTGAAAAATTCAGCCACCTTTTCAATTGAAGACTCCCTAATTCTTTTATTTTCCCCACTCAATTTACCAGAAAGGGTTTCAGTCAAATGGGTTACAATTTCTGCAAAACCCTCTCTCAAGGCTATTACAGCGTTTTTCTGTGCCTGTTGCATCAGTTCTTTGAACCTCTTTGATTCCTCCTCTTTGATTTCATTTGTAATAGAAGAAGGAATAGTCATTTCAAAGAATCTCCATTGAATACCAAATTTCTCTCTGATATTTAATGGATAATCAGACTTATTAAATCCTTCTGGTCCTAATTCCTCTTCTGCTTCAGTAATAAATTGATCATATTGAATTGCAAATTTTTCTACTTCAGTTCCCATTTCATCAGTAATTTCACTAAGACCTGAATTTAATTTTTCCACTGAATCATTGGGAATGAAATAAATGCCTTTGATTGGAAAAGGAAGTGCAAAGGATTCAATGAGTGTTCTGGCTTTGGAAATATAGGATTGAATAACTTCCAATTTTTTCCTGTTAATCAGGTTTTTATTGGCTTTTACCCAACCCTTTTCAAAGTCTTTTCCATATTTCTTTGCTTTATCTTTTGATATTCTTTTTACTGCTTGCCAGCAATGGGTTTCAAACTGAAGAAGGGTGCCAAGGTTAAAAATGTTAATTTCATTCGATTGACCTGTAGCAATTTTTGGTTTTAAGGTGAGTTTTTTAGATTTGGATTTCAGGTTTAATTTTCTCTTATTACTCGTAATTGTCCCATTCATAATACCTCCTCTCTTTGTTTGTGGAAATCTAAGTGTATCCTGAGAATAAATCTTAGTCAATCAAAATGTAAAACGTCTATTTATTTTTCTTATCTTTTCT